CGATAATTCGAATACTTATCTTAAATAAATATATTTTTTAAATATATTAATAGAAAGTAGAAAGCGAGATAGATAACTATAACGACTAAATTAAACTTAAAAGAAAATAAAGTATCGATTAGTCTTAGAAATATTTCTAGCGATACTATCGTTTATAGATTAGTTAATATTAAACGTTCGAATACTAAAAGTTATAATATATTCGAGAACGTAAAATATTCGACTAATTTAAACGACGCTTTTAAGAAAAATTATCGTTCGATAGATTATATTTACGATACGTTATCGAATAATAGATTAGCTAACGTTAATTTATTATCGAAAAGTAATTTAAGAAAAGAATTAAAAGATAAATATTTAAATCTTTTAAACTCTAATTTTAAATTTATTAACGAGAATAAATCTTTTACTAATCGAGATAATATTATTAAAGCGAATAATTATTATTTAGAATTAGTTAATAATCTTAAATAATTTAATTAATTAAATTAACGCGATAGATTTAAAAGTCTATCGCGTTTTTTAAAATAGAAAGAGAGTAAATAAAACGATAAAAAAATATAAAGTAATAGATTATTTAGAAACTAAAAAAAATATAATAAAAAATATAAGAATATTAAATAAAAATATTAAAGATAATAATAATCTTAAAATAAATAAATATAAAGATTTAATTAAAAGTAATAATAAATTTTTAAAAAAAATAAGTAAATAAAATTAATTTAATTAACGCGATAGATTTAAAAGTCTATCGCGTTTTTTTTATTTATAACGCGACGTATTAAAAAAATATAATTAATTATAAATATAATAATAAAACTATTTTAAAATTTCGTATTAAGTTTAAATCTAAAAACTTTAATTAAGTTTAAACGCGAGAACGATGTGCTTCTTTCTAGACGTAGACTAGAAAGATGATGAATCAGTTATATGTATATAAAAAATTTTTAAAAAGCTGTACAACCTTGTATTTAAGTGCTAGCCTTCGACCTCAAAAATAATAAAGGAGTATCTGTACGATTATAAAAACTATTATAGAGAAACTAAAGAATGCCTTAGCTTCAATCTCACGATCCCTAGTAAAGTTTTTCGTGAGCTGTAGTTCAATTGGATATTGGTGCCTAATAGCTATAATACTATTATGTTGGTTAGTTACTATGGCAGTTATGATATTCGGTACGATGTTATTTGAAGCAATCGGGCCAGTCTTTATGGAGAAAAAAGATGAAAAAACTGATATGGAAGATAAAGCAAATGATCTCTAAGTATAGGGTTAAGCTATACCTAAGAATGCTATATCATAAAAAGAAAAAATGAATAAATGTAAAAATTGTTTCTGCTAACTTTTTTGTTTACCCTAGAACTTTTTTGCTCTAGTGTGGATGAGTGAGTATCTCAATTCTATTACCTACCCGTAAGAGAACCCATATTTTAGAAAAATCAATCGATTCCCTTCTTCAAAACGCTAAGGATATTATGAGAGTTGAGTTTATCTTTGGTATCGATAACGATGACAAGGAGACAGCTAGATTTGTCAACGGCGCAGTATTCAAACATCTTAGAAAGAAGATCCTTTTAGGAAAACCTCTAGGCTATGCGAACCTTCATAAGTACATCAATACACTTGCAGGAGCGTCTGAGAAAGAGTGGCTCTTTATCTGGAACGACGACGCTTTAATGAAAACAGAGAACTGGGACGAAATCATTATGAGTCATAAAGGCGAGTTCAAACTTTTCGCGCCGAGGGATAATCATAATAATCATCCTTACGCGATATTTCCTATATTTCCAAAAGACTGGTTTTTACTTCTTGACTATGTCTCGAATAACCCACAGAACGACAGATGGTTGAGCGAGATCGCGTACGCCCTCGATATCTTCGAACGGATTGATATCGAATGCTTTCATGACCGTGCGGACCTAACGGGAAATAATAACGACGAGATTTTTAAAGGGAGAGTATATAAAGAACTTCATCCCGAGGATCCTCTGGACTTTGACTCCCAGCACAACCAGAAACTTCGAACGCACTCGATGCATAAGATAGGGTGGTTTCTGAAGCGTATTGGACAAAAATCTAAGTTTTTTGAGGAGGTTAAACAAGGCATTAGACAACCCTTTGAAAAGATGATAATGTCTAAAAATATCAAAGGAGCAGGGATCCATGCAGCACTACCCCGAAACGACAAAAGTAAACCTTAAGAACGCAATAACATTATTTCAAAAAACCAAAGATCGCCGTATAAGCGAAATTATAGAACACCTTACGAACAGACTAAAAACAAAGGGTGCACGTAGCAGCATTTTATCGTTCGCTAATTATATGTATAACAACAGCTATAAAACGCCTGCGCATATACAACTCATCGCGAAACATCTTCATATGGTGGAGAAGGGAGAGTTGAAGAGGCTGGCTATCTTTATGCCTCCTCGACATGGAAAATCCATGTTGTGCAGCGAGTTCTTTCCAGCATGGTATCTGGGAAATAATCCTAAGGACTTTATTATTCAAGCGACATACGCACAAGAGCTTGCAGACGACTTTGGTAGAAAAGTAAGAAACTATGTTCAATCTGAAGAATTCAATCAGGTCTTTCCCAACGTTGGCCTTAGATCAGATTCCATGTCAGCGAGAAGGTTCCATACTGTCCACGGTGGAACGTACGCTGCTGTTGGTGCGGGGGGAGCAATCACGGGAAGAGGCGCACACCTTATGGTTATCGATGATCCAATTAAAGGACGCGAGGACGCCGAATCAGAAGTTCAAAGACGTAATTTAATCGAATGGTATAAATCCGTCGCGTACACGCGACTTCAACCAGGAGGAAAGATTATTTTAATCCAGACCCGTTGGCACCAGGACGATCTTGCAGGTTATATCTTAAACGAGAGTGGAGAAGACTGGAAGATACTCGACCTTCCGGCGATTGACGCGAGTGGTAACGCCTTATGGGCCGAGGCTTATGGGATAAAGGAATTAGACAAAATTAAGACAACAGTGGGTAGTCGTATATGGAACGCCTTATATCAACAGAAACCAACAGAAGAAGAAGGAGCGATCCTTAAACGGGACTGGTGGAAAATCTATGCAGAAAAAGAATTACCGATTTGTTCTTATATCGTTCAATCTTATGATACAGCTTTTTCGACAAAAGCTTCTGCGGATTACACTGCGTGTACGACGTGGGGAGTGTTCAACGTCTATGACGATAATGGGATTCCATCCGCAGCATGTTTAATGCTAGATGCTTGGAAAGAAAGACTGGAGTATCCCGATCTAAGAAAGCGTGCGCGTGATAGTTATTTTAATTATAAGCCTGATGAAATTTTAATCGAGAAAAGAGCTTCTGGACAATCATTGATCCAAGACCTACGACGTGCGGGTCTTCCCGTCGTCGAGTTCAGTCCAGAAAAAGATAAGGTCTCACGTTGCCATAGCGTCGCTCCTATGTTCGAGGCTGGATTGATTCATATATTGGACGACGACTTTAAAAGCTCGGTTTTAGAGGAATGTGCGCACTTTCCTTATGGGAAGTTTGATGATATAGTTGACACAGTTGTACAAGCTTTAATGAGGATCAGGGAAGGGTTTTTAATAACACATCCAGATGATCCCGATGATATGATAGATAGAAATGCCAGAAGATATAAAGAAACAGAAAAGCACTATTACTCTTAAATACGTTAATAAAGAGAAAATCCGTGCGGATCAAAAAAGAAAAGCTAACGAGTTTTTAAGGGATGATCTATTAAAAAATACTATGAGGCTTACAGATAAGGTGGATATAAAGGGATACGCACTATGCGTATGGGACGAAAAGGGAGCCCCATGCTTAGCTTTAAACACTAGACATCCCGAAAATATTATTTCAGAATTCCTCATTCCAAGCTTTCTTTCTTCTACGTTTCAAGGTATAATTAATAACAAAATAGCAACATCGGAGGTATACAAAGATGACGATTAAAAATAATCCTTTCGCAAAGGTGGGAGCATCACCTAAGCTAGGAGCAAAAACATACAGTGTTGAGCAAGTAAAGGCAGCGAATAGAAGATTTTATGAAAAGTTTCCTGAAGCAGTTCAACCTGCAGCAATGATTAAAAAAGCAATATTAGATCCAGGAGACGAGGTTGTGAAGCAAGCTTCGCGTGAATCAACAGAGTATCCTTTTCTTCCTAAATTTAAATATACAGTGGGAGGACTATAATGACAACAAAATCAACGTCAGGAATGGCTGCAGATATTATGTTTGGTCCGCTTCGATCTAGTAAAATTTTAAAGCAGAAAATTAAAAAAATATTTAAAAGAAAAAAAGAAGCTTCTGCTGATGAAGATGCAGCTAAGAGCAACAAGTACGCTGTTAATCGACATTCGATTAAAAAATTAAAGGATTAATTATGCCTAAAGTAAAAAAACCACACAGTCTACCTGATCCAAATCTACCTATCGGGGGTACGTCTGAGGAATCGGACGATATGTCTCACGAGGAGTGGCATGATATTCAACAATCAGTGGGTGCGTTAGGCCCACAGGTGAAAATTAAGGCTAAGAAAAAAAGTAATAAATACGCTTCTGTTAATCGACATTTAATTAATAAATTAAAAGGTTAATTATGCCTAAAGTAAAAAAACCACACAGTCTACCTGATCATATGGGTGCTCTTATAGGTACTGAGGGATCGGACGATATGTCTCACGAGGAGTGGCTTGATATTCAACAATCAGTGGGTGCGTTAAGCCCACAGGTGAAAATTAATGAGAAGTCGAATGCTAATAAAAATAAAGCAAAAGGTTACGCGAAAGCGAAAGCAATAGGTAAAAAATATGGCTAGAAAAAAATATATGGGAAAAGAACCAACTAAAGAAAATATAGAAAAAGATAAGAAGAAGCAAGCAGAAAAGGACGCTAAAGATTTATATCCTGTATCGGACGCTGATGTTAAAAAATTAAAAGATGCAGCAAAAGGTAATACAGAAATAAATAATATGGCCCTTATTAAAGCTCTTAAAAAGAGATTTGATAAAAGTTAAGAAGTAATTAAAGAAAAAAGTAAAATATAGCTATGGCTGAAAAGAAAAAAATAAATTTTAAAGAGGTCTATGAGCATATGAAACTTAAGAAACATGTGGATTTTGTCAAAGACCTCTTTGCCCCCGCAGAGAAAGAAGGATTCACGCATACAAATAAAGCTGAAACAGAATTTAATACCGACGAGTTACTAAAAGAAAAAGATTACTACCCACCACAACCTTAAGGAGGATATTATGGGATTCGGAATTTCATCGTTTACAAAACCTTTCACAAGCGCAGTAAAAAGTGTTGCGAAAGGAGTTACAGGAGCTGCTAAAAGCTTATTGTCAGCACCTACTACATCGTATCAGACACTATCGGGAGTCGATCAAGCGAAGCAAGAAGGATTTACACATACAAATCCTGCCCGAATAACGATGACAGAAGAAGAGGAGCTTCCTTTACTAGGAAGTGCCGATAAACCAAAACAAGCATAATTATGGGAATATATTATAGCGAACTTAAAAAAGTACCAGGAAAAACTATTCGAGACAAATTAAAAAAGGTAGGTGTTAAAAATATTCCAATTGATATTACTTGGGAAAAAGCAATTAAATTATTTAAGAAAAAAGTAAGACATTAGATGACCAAGCCTAGTTATGGCTATAAGCACTTAAAGAAGGTACATAAGAAGCGTAAGGGACGACATGTTAAACGCCCTAATAAGAGAAGTAAAAGAAAACCAAGCAGAGGACAAGGAAAATGATTAAAAAAACAATACTTAAGTTCATAGAATTTATCTCACGGCCATTCGCCAAGAAATGTCAGTGTAAATGCAATAAAACCTAATTTTTTGTTTCCAAATCCTCCAAAAACAAGTTAATATGGCTTATACGGAGGAAATATGTCTACAAATAAGAAAAAATGGATTCAAACTAAGACTTTCAAAAAAATGGGTAAAAAAAGGAGTGCTGCATAATGGCAGAACTCGAAGTAGATTTAAAAGAAAAACCTTTATCTTATAAAGACGATAAAGGTAAAGAAATAAAAGTAGATGTTCCCGGGAGTGAAGAAGAATATCAAACTCCTTTAGAGAGGGACTTTTATGAAAATCTAGCTGAAAGTTTAGGTAAACCAGTTATAGGTAAATTAGCTAATGATTTAATTAAAGCTTATGAAGATGATAAGTCCTCTAGAAAAAATTGGGAGGATCAATACTCTAAGGGATTAAAGATGCTTGGAGTAATCGTCGAGGATAGAAGTGATCCTTTTCCAGGTGCTTCGGGTGTTCATCATCCTTTACTTGCAGAAGCAGCAACTCAATTTCAAGCTAGAGCTATCTCTGAATTATTTCCAGCTCAAGGTCCAGTAAAAACTCAAATTATTGGAAAAACCACAGATAAAAAAATCAATCAAGCACAGCGAGTTCAGGACTTTATGAATTATCAAGTTACTACCCAGATTCCAGATTATTTTAATGAACTGGATCAAATGTTATTTTATCTTTCTTTGGCAGGAAGCGCATTTAAAAAAGTATATTTTGATAATACCCTAGATAGAATTTGTACAACGTTCGTGCCAGCAGAGGAATTAGTAATCTCTAATGATAATACTGATTTAATTTCAGCAGAGAGATATACCCAAGTAATGAAACAATCTGTTAATGAAATTAAAAAGTATATGGTCTCGGGATATTATCGTCAAGTTCCTATTACGAAAGAACAAGGATACAATCTTAATACACAAGATTCAGTTCAAAAAACACTACAACGTTTAGAAGGAATGAGTCCGTCAATGGCTGATAATCTTCATACAGTTTTAGAGATTCACGCTGACTATGATTTAGGAGAAGATAAAAGCGATCTAGCTCTTCCTTATATTGTAACGATAGACTATGAAACTCGACAAGTTTTATCAGTAAGAAGAAACTGGCAAGAGTTTGATCTACTGATGAAGAAAAGAAATTATTTCGTCCATTATAAATATCTTCCAGGCTTAGGTTTCTATGGCTTTGGACTAATTCATATGATCGGCGGATTACAACACGCGAGTACGGGAGCATTAAGAGCTTTATTGGATTCTGCTGCATTCTCAAATTTAAATGGAGGATTTCGTGCTAAAGGAGCACGGATCGAAGGTGGAGATATTACAGTTTCTCCAGGAGAATGGGTAGAAGTCGAAGCTTATGGAGATGATCTAAGAAAAAGCTTTGTCCCTCTTCCATTCAAAGAACCGAGTCAAACGCTCCTTCAACTTCTAGGACTAATGTCAGAAGCTGGTAGACGTTTTGCTTCTATCGCCGATGCGATGGTAGGTGACTCTGCTGCATCAGGTCCAGTTGGAACAACGATTGCTTTAATCGAACAAGGATCGAAAGTCTTTAGTGCAATACATAAAAGAATTCATCAAGCACAAGGAAGAGAGTTTCAATTAATCTATAAACTGAATGGAGAATATTTAGATGCTGAATATCCCTATGATGTTATAGGGGAAAAGAAAGTTATAAGACGAAAAGATTTTGATCAGAATATTAATGTAGTTCCTGTATCAGATCCTAATATTTTTTCTCAAGCTCAAAGAATAGCTTTAGCTCAAACAGGTCTACAACTCGCACAATCTGCACCTCAACTTATTAATGTTAAAGAAGCATATAGAAGATTTTTACAATCATTAAATGTACCCGATTATGAGAACTTATTACTCGAAGACGAACTTACACCTAGACGTGATCCAGTATCAGAGAATATGGCTGTTTTAAATGGAGAAGCAATTAAAGCTTTTGAAGATCAAGATCAAGCTGCCCATATTGCAGTTCATGAACAATTTATGGCAGATCCTCGATATGCTGGAAGTAAAGCAGCTCGTGAGATGCTCTATCCTCCAATGCTGGCTCATCTTGGTCAACATATGGCATACTTATATCAACAACAGATGCAATCAGCATCGCCTCAGACTCCAACATCCTCAGGAGAGTTTAATAAAGAGCTTGAAGGTGAAACACCTAAAGAGCTTCCTATAAAAGAAGAAAATGCAATCGCAACTGCAGCAGCACAAGCAGCACGACAACTCGCTGGTTCAATGCCAGTTCCAGTCGAACAACAAAAACAAGATGTCGAGGCACAAGCTAAAATGGAAGGACTCGCGTTAAAGAAAAAAGATTTAGAAATCAGGGAACAAAGATTCAGATCAGGAGAAAAGAAGGACGAACATGTTCAACGAAGATTGGATGCTGAAGCAAAAGCTAAAATTATTGAAACTGCATCACGGGTTGCAAGGAGTGATAAAAAGAAATGAGTGTAAAGGGAGAAGATATTAGACAAGCTAAAAAATTTCTAGAAAATAAAAAAATGTCTATTAAAGTTATTAAGCCTAAATTATTCGCACTGGCTTCGAAACAAGTTAATAAATCTTTTGATGATACACTAAAAGAGATTGCAAGGAAATATGGAGAAGCTACTTCAAGCAATCAAAAATAATATTAAATCTCATAAACAAGAATTAGGTAATAATCTTTTGAATAAAGGTGTAGAGGATCTATCTGAGTTTAAAAGAATATATGGTTATAATCAGGGATTAAATAAATCTCTTGAGATCATAAATGATCTTGTAGTAAAATATAGAAAAGGAGAAGTAGATGATGAATAAAATGGAAACATGGGCGACTGACGATACTATTCCCACACCTAAGAAATTACCTCAGCCCGTAGGTTATCGCATACTTATTCGACCCGTACCAGTAGTAGAAAAGACAAAGGGAGGAATCATATTAACTGATAAAAGTAGAGAAGATCAATCATATTTAAACAGTATAGGTCAAGTAATCGTGATGGGACCAGAGTGTTACTCTGATAGAAAAAAGCCCTGGTGTAAAGTAGGGGACTGGATTCTTTATGGACGATACGCAGGTGCAAAAATCTCTGTACAAAATGTTAAAATGGTGTTAATAAATGATGATGAGGTATTAGGTACACTGGAAAACCCAGATATAATATCTCGTAATATATAGTAAACATAAATTAATTTATGTAAACATAGGAGAAACTATGCCAGAAGAAAAGAAAAAAGAAATCGAGGTTAATCTCGATGAGAAAGATGTTAAGGAAGTAGAAGTAGAAAAAAATCCTTTAGAGAAGCTTCAAGAAGAAATGGAAGCTCCAGCTAAGGATGATGCACAACAAGAGACCTACGAACGTTCACCTAAAATAGAACCACCAAAAGAAGAAGTAAAAAAAGATATTCCACAGTATTCTTCTGATTTACCTTACTCAGAAAAAGTTAGAAAGCGTATCGCCAAAGAAGTGGGAAAGCGTTCTGATGCTGAAAAAAAAGCATTAGAGTGGGAAGAAAGATATAAAAATCTGGAAGGTAAAACTAGAACAAGCTTAAAGACTGGTTTTAAAAATAATTACGAAAATGTTTCTAAACAAATGAAATCAGCTATCGACGAAGGTAATACTGAAGAACAAGTAAAACTAATGGAAAAAATGGCTGATATTCGTAGTGAAATACGACAGCTAGATGATGATGAAGCTGTAAAAGAGAAACCTTCTAAAGAAGAATCAGAGAAAAAATCTATTCCTCCACTAGCTAGGGACTGGGTTCAAAAAAATGGATTCTGGTTTAATAAACCAGGTCATTCTAGAGCAACTTCATTAGTTTATGGAATCGATGGAGAATTAACAGAAGAAGGATGGGACGTTAATGATCCAGGATACTACGACGAAATGGATAAACGGCTTAAAGAAACACTGCCTAGTTTCTTTGATAAAAAAGCTGTACCAGAAGACGAAAATAAGGTACAATCAAAAACAGCTAGAGTGCAATCTCCCGTTGCTGCAGTTTCCAGAGGAAAATCTGGAAAGAGTAACAGAGTTAAGCTCACTCAAGAGGATTTAAATACCGCAAAGAGTTTCGGTATTAATATAAATGATGAGACGGCACTGAAACGTTTTGCTAAGGAAGTAAAAGACCTTAGTGATACAGGTCAACAATAAAGGAGCCTGCTATTATGGATAATAATAAAATAAAAAACGAAACACGTGAAGAGCAATCTACTCGTGAAAATCAGTGGCGTCCTACTGACTTATTGGAAGCACCTCAACCGAGAGAAGGTTACGTTCAACGTTGGATTGCAACCAGTGTTTTAGGTCAAGAGACACCAACAAATGTTGCTAGACGTATGAGAGAGGGATGGAAACCTCGTGACCCTAAGACGGTCAAGGAACAAAACTTTCCTACGATGGAACATGGCAAATTTGCTGGATATATAGGAGTAGAAGGAATGCTTCTTTGTGAAATGCCTGTTGAGATGAAGAAACAACGTGATGAATATTATCACGGGAGAACAAAAAATCTTGAAAGGTCAGTCGCTCAAGACTTGCACAAAGTTGAAAAACCTGGAAATCCTATCGAAAAGACCTACAAAACAGAAGTCACTAGAGGCGGTTTTAAAGAGTAACAAAATAATCAAGGAGGATTATTATGGCTAACTTAGACGCGCCTCAAGGGTTTACACCCATGAGACATATGTCAGGTGGTGTGATCCGTGCTAATGCATACGAGATCGCTAATGGCTCTGGAACTTCTATCTTCACAGGAGATGCAGTTCAGTTATTAACCAACGGGACAATTACCCTTATGGCTAATGACACTAAGCCGATTGGCGTATTTGCGGGATGCGAGTATACAGATCAATCTACTGGGGATGTAAAATTCCTCAAAGTATGGACTGCCAGTACCACTGTTAAGACCAATTCATCGGTCAAGGCATGGGTATATGATGATCCAGACATAACATTCAAAGTTCAATGCGACGGAACGTTTGCTAACACAGACGTAGGCTTGAATTCGAATGTAACATTAACAGCTGGGAATACTGACTTTGGATATTCAAAACAGGAAATAACAGTGAGCACATTTGCTGTCACTGCTACACTTCCTATAAGAATATTACGATTGATCGATGAACCAGGCAATGCAGTGGGAGCAGCAGCTAGTGTGGAAGTTTATATAAACAACCATCAGCTTAGAGCTAACACGGCTGGTATTTAGGAGGATATGTTATGGCTTTAAATAGAGCATTATTTACCAAACAGCTCAACCTAGGTTTAAATACCGTGTTTGGTATGGAATATGATCGTTATCCAGAACAATGGAGAGCAATCTATTCTACAGAGCAATCTATGAAGGCATTCGAAGAAGACGTTCAAATGATCGGCTTCGGAGAAGCGCCAACAAAGGCAGAAGGTGCAATGATTACTTACGATAGTGGCAGAGAAGGCTACGTCGCTAGGTACGTTCACGAAACAGTTGCTTTAGCATTTTCTATTACAGAAGAAGCTGAAGAAGATGGTTTGTACGGCTCTCTTGGTGCGAAATACGCAAGAGCATTGGCAAGATCAATGCAACACACTAAAGAGATCAAAGGTGCAAATGTCTTGAATAACGCTACTACTACATCAACAGGAGGAGACGGGGTATCTTTATTAAGTGCTTCACATCCAACTGGAGGCGGTAGTACGCAGTCCAACACTTTGGCAACAGCAGCTGATTTATCTGAAACTTCTTTAGAAACTTTGCTAATTCAAATAGCAGAAGCTAAAGACGACAGAGAAATCCCAATAGCATTGGTAGGACAAAAATTAATTTGTCCTCCAGAATTGCTATTCGTTGCTGAAAGAGTGCTAAAATCTAATCTAAGACCAGGAACTGCTGATAATGATATCAATGCTGTAAGAGCATTAGGTATGATTCCAGGCGGTGTGGTTGTCAATCAAAGACTTACGGACGCAGATCAATGGTTCATAGGTACTGATTGTCCAGATGGAATGAAACACTTTGTCAGAGCACCAATCAAAAAAGCTGTAGAAGGCGATTTTGGAACTGGCAACTTACGTTACAAAACAAGAGAAAGATATTCTTTTGGCTTTACAGACTGGAGAGGAATCTACGGTACTGAAGGAGCGTAATAACTAAATAAATACTAGGCGCTTAACGGCGCCTAGTAACAACCCAGACGACTGCGCAAGCAGACTATTTTTAAAAGGAGGATAGACTTATGGGAACAACAACATTTTCGGGTCCAGTAAAAGCTGGAACGATAAGAGAAACAACAGGAACTACTGTAGGTTCTGATATCACAAACGTTGGTTTTGTAGAAATGTCACAATCAAAATCAATAACTTTGAGCGGAGCAAGTGCAAATACTACAGTAGGTGTTATTCCGGCAAACTCACAAATAACTGATGTTACAATGGATGTCATCATCGCAGGTGACGATACCAATGCTGCAACTTTATCTGTGGGAACAAGTGCAAATGGAACAGCAATGATTGCTGCAACAACTGCAAAAACGATAGCAAGAACACGACCAATTGCTGCAGCAATTCCCGCATTGGCAGATGTAGGAACAACTGATGCTAATGTAATTGCTCAGTTTACAGCAACCGATGGCGATGGATCTGTTGGTGAAGGTGTAGTTACAGTATCGTATATACAGAATAACAGCGTAACATAATTATAATTTAGGGGGCCTTCGGGCCCTCTCATAACGGAGGAATTTATGGAAAAAGTAAAACAACTTTGGGCACTAGCAAAAGCTAATCCAAAGATATCCGCTACTGTAGTGGTAGTAATTATTGCGATTTATTTTTTAGTAAATTAGAGGTTTTATAAGTTATGGCAGAGAATGCATTTAAAGAATATTGGAATCAGTATGGTCCTGAATGGTTAAAGACCGCTGCTGACAAAGCTTCTGATTTTTTTAAAAAAGATGACGATGACGCTGAAGATGAAAAGAAGAAGAAATATTTAGAATTTTCAGAAAAAGAAAAAGCAAAGAAGGAATTAGAGACAGAGGTTGGTGAATATGAAACACTTGATACAGAAGGACAAGTTGAATATGATGCAGCAGCTGTTATTAAAGCTAAGGAGCTTATAGAAAAAGGTAAATTGGAAGAAGAAGAATCCGATAAAGAACTTAAAAAAAAACTAGACGGAATTAAAGAAGTTATCGATACTTTCGAGAGCTTCACCGCAGGTGAACCACTTAATGTCCCTGAGTGGGAAGGGGAAACAGCAGATCCTTATAAGGGTACGACTGTTCTAAGCGACCTTCAACAAAAGGAGAATCAAAAAGCTTTACTCGCCCAGATAACAGGATATACTAGCCCAATGCAAAGGGCTGTTGATCTTGAAAAGAGATTAACGAACTTAGTAAAATATACATAGGAGAAGAATATGGCAGGATCAAATATTACAGCAGTTAGACGAACAACAACTGGAGCAATTTCTGCAGGACCCGTTAGACTTTATGGTTGCGTAGCTCTTCCAACAGCTAATGCAGGAACAGTCGTTTTTGACGACGGAGGAACTAATCTATTAACGATGGATACTGCAGCAGGAGTTGATAGTGGTCAAATATGGATTTCGTTTCCACAAGAAGGAATAAGATTTTCAACCAATTGTAATGCAACAATGACAAATGTTACTGCAATTACAGCATTTTGGGGATAATCAAAAATGGCTTTATCAGATCAAGCGACATTTGCTTTAACGGTAAATGACGTAATACAAGAAGCATATGATCGAATTGGAGGAGATCCAATTCTAGGCTATGATGTACGATCTGCTAGACGTAGTTTAAATATTATGTTTAGTGATTGGGCTAATCGTGGTTATAATCAATGGACTGTCGAAGAAAAGGATTTAACAATAGTTAAGAGTACAATCTCATACGATCTTCCCGCAGATACAATAGATATAATTAATGCTAATATTAAAGAAAGTACTGGATTATATTATGCGATGTCAAGATTAGGTCTTAATGATT